CTCCAGCAGCAAAAAAGATAACGCAGGTGTGGCTGGCGAAATCGTTTGCCATGAGCAACGCCAATTTAATCCCGCTCGTCGGCGGAGAGGAGCTCAAAACCATTGCCGCTGAAATGATGGAGGTCGCATCTACGATTGGCGGTGTGCACGGTTGCAAGATCACGCTATCTGAACCACGAGAGGGCGATCCCTATTACGAGAGCGATATGGAAATGATCATTGATGGCATGCGGCACGATGTGGTTATCTCATCGCTTGACCTGAATGAACTATTGACATCATCCGTTGGCTGGATTAACCGCAGGGGCATCAAGTGAGCGCATCTGACCGACTTCGCAAGTTGGTTGAGCATGCTGTCTCGGGGGACACAACTCCAGTTTTAAGGGGGATTGGGATTAGCCAACGAGGGAAGGTTGAACTTTTCTCTAGGCTGGCATATATTGCAGGTCTTAAGAGAGCTCTTGAGATAGTGGAAGAGTATGAAAAGGAGCAATCAGATGGCGGACGCCAAGAATCTAGTCGTTGACAACCGCGGGCGACCGCTGGATGGCTGGCACTGCACTCAGTGCGAAACAAAGATTGACGACAAGGTAATGGAGGGCTATCCGGCTACGATTGACCCAAAATATAAGAAGGCAACATGCCATAAGTGCAGGAAGGTGAAGGTTATTAAGAAATGGGATCAAAAGTAATTCGGCTGGCACTAGCCGCCATATTCATAGCTACTGGGTTTTTCGTCTTTGCGCAAGAAGCTAACGCGGCTAAAAAGAAATCATTTAGGGCAGTAAAAACATGGAACCAAGGCTATAAAGAAAACTGGGCATTAGACAGAATTAATCAAGTTCACTGGAGGCTTGATGGGTCCGTTCTTCAAACCCAAGGGGCTGGAGAGGGTATAACTATTTATGTAATTGACACTGGTGTGGGCAGTGATGACTGCAACGGTCACGGAACGGTGGTCGCAAGCATTGCTGCTGGGAGCGAGTATGGCGTTGCTCCATCATCCGATGTCGTAAGCGTCAAGGCGCTTGACTGCGACGGCGCGGGGACAGCTCAAGACGTCATCGCTGCTGTTGAGTGGGTTTCGGAAAACGCAAATCCCGATTCTTCGGTTGTCAATATGAGCCTAGGTGGGCCATTGAGGCCAAGCGTTGACACCGCAGTGGCTGAACTCTCTGCAATAATGCCAGTCGTTGTGGCCGCTGGAAATGAATCATCAAATGCATGCAACCGATCTCCGGCAGGGGTTCCAGAAGCAATAACCGTAGCAGGATATGACAGGAACAACCTCAGGGCAATATTCTCAAATTATGGAAGCTGTGTTGATATTTGGGCGCCAGGAAGTGCGATAGATGGGATAGACAAGGGCGGGGCAAGGGTTCAGTGGAGCGGAACAAGCATGTCAACTGCTCTTGTGAGCGGCGCGATAGCATTTATTGCTAGTAAAAACAACATGACCACAAAAGAGGCTGCTGATTTAATAATGCAGCAAGCGGCGAGACCATACCTTATTGATGCTCGGCTAAACGGTAAGTCTGCCTACTCTCTTCTTTTAGGGGACTAAAACCTGCTACCCGACTTCGCTGCCGTAAAGTAGAACGTGCTTCCGCTTAGGTCCGCAGCGTAGACCAGCGCGTCAACAAGGTCGTCGTGTTCCCCGTTTGGAAACGCCGCCATCTCCGCTTCTAGGTCCTTGATCCCAGGTGCTCCCTTGAGATGGAAAACTTTTCCAGCCTCGTATCTCGCAGCAAGAGCCCTAGCGCGAGTAACCTTGTCCTTGTCTGGTCGGACTGGTCTGGCGGGAAGATTGGTTGTGCCAAGAATTTCGCGAACGAACGTGCTTTGGTGCTGGACCGCTTCAATGTTTACCGACTCTAGCGGTCGTGCGCTCTCTGTCATCTCTGGCGAGTGTGGGATTAGATACTGCGGCCAAAGGAGCTTCGGTCCGTCATCTGCAACAAGATCTCCGTCCCTAGTAACTCCAGTAATCCAGTCTCGGTGACCCTCCACTAGCCGCGCTTTCCACGCGCCAATAACGTAAAGGTTATGATCAGCATCTTCCACAACCTCCACACACGACGTGTAGTCACTTCGCTCAGATGCAGAGGATGCAAGGTCAATTCCAACCCTCCGAGCCCCAGACGGGACGCTGTCGGTTTGCTTGAACCTGTCGTACCTAAAGATGTTTCCGCCCATTGAGGTGACGTCGTTCTGGAACTGCAGCATGAAAATAGGACTTCCGAGTTCTTCTCGCTTCTTGTCCATGTCTGCAACCGTATACATCTCTGGCCAGAGAATCTGATCGCCCTCAACCGCCCGCCTAAGCATGACGGGCGTTCCCTTCTCCTTGAGGTCGTTATAAAAATCGTCTTCGTGCCAACGGGTTCCGATATACCAGCGCTTGGCCCCCGGCACAAGCATTGGGTCAACAACTTGCCAGTAGGTGTCTTGCGCTTTCTGGCGCTGAACGGCAGTGGCGTTTTCCTTCATGCCAACCATGTCGTCGCCAATTAAAATGTCTAGACGGGCACCAGGCTTAATTGAGCCAAGTCCGTCAGCAAAGCATGTGGCATCTTTGCCCATGTTGGCACCCTTGATAGTCCAGACCTCATCCGTCCACTTGGGACCAACAACCCCGTCTCTTGCCCATTCAAAGATCTCAGCAAAATGTGGTGATTCAATAATTGCCTTGATTGCACGAGAGCGCGCAAGAGCATCTGAAAGCACAGAGGTAAGAATGCCAACCCTAATCTTTCCTTGGCTTACACCGATAAGGCGAGCCACCCTATGAATCAGCTGAGTTGTCTTGGCGTGTCCGCGCGGCATCAAGACAAGTGCTCTGTCGTTCTTGTCTAGGAAACGCTCCATTTCCCTGAGGTGCTTGGGGAAGACAAGATTTCCGACGTATTCCGCAAATGCTGCGTCAGACGTCTTCGCTTGCTGTCTCAACCACAGTCTGTACTGCTTGCTGTCCATCGCCGACCTCCTCTAATGCGTCAGCCCAATTACGTAGGCGCTTTGCTAGGTCCTCTGCATTCAAGCCATCAATTGCGTGGTCAATCATCTGCATCTGAACGGCACCACCATTGGCACCAGTGATCTCAATCTTAGAGGCCTCGTAGGCCCCGGTTAGTTTTGCAAGGCGATCTATGACCTCAAGTTGTACCTTGAGAAACGCAACCTGCCCGCTAAACGAGTTCTCTCGAGCAGAGGCATGACCTTGAGCCGCCGCCCTTGCCACCCTATTTGCTCGTTCAATAAGTTCAACCTTGCTCTCAACGGGACCGATTGCATCTTCCAAAGCCATTTTGCGCATTTTCGCAATGTACTTTTTAATGGTGTCCGGCTTAAGATCAAACTGAGCGCCAATCTCGGCAACAGATACACCATTAAAGTGCAAATGGTAAATTTCCCGCTCAAGCTTATTTTGATCGTTTTTGGTACGTCTTCCAATTTGTGCCATGCGCTTACTATACCACATAATCTGCCCTTGACGGAAAGTTGCAAGAAATTTGCGCATCGCCTACAATCCGCTCATGCCAAGAGCTTATGGGGCAAGAAAGCCAGAACACGAGAGAACGCGGAGATTCAAAGAGGCGTGCGGTGCTTGGGCAAGCCAGAATGAAATCAGCGTTGCAAAAGTATTCAAAGCTGCTGGAAAGAAGCGAGGCGTCGGGGAATACTGGGCAAAAGAGCGATACTATGGCGGAACCATTCCGTCTGATGAAGATATTGCATGGGCAAGGCTTAACGCGATTCAGGAAGTCCTAGCCATTGAAGACCAGGCGTCTCTCAGCAAGCACCGACGAGCGGTAAAGAAGTTCTGCTACGCATGCGCTGGGGCGACCATCAAAGACCTTGATGCAACCTGCTGGGATGGCGGGTGCCCCCTACGACCCGTAAGCCCCCTTCCCCTGAGGGTTCCCGTAGAAAATAAGCCCATAGAGTAGGCGGTTTCCGCAGGCTATAATCTAGCCATGGAGACATACGACATCTTGGCCGAGCAAGGAAGCACATATACCGCCACGATTGTTTATACCAATGACGCTGGAAATCCGGTAAATTTAAGCGGATACAGTGCCAGAATGCATGTTCGTCGTTTTTCTGGGTCAAAGTATCCAGATATTGTCCTCACAAATACAGGCGGATTGTCAATTACTGCCAATACTGGAACGATTGGGATGACTATTTCCCCATCGGCACTTTCTGCCATCCCAGCGGGGAAATACGTATACGACCTTGAAATTGAAAACGGGCAAGGACTGGTTGAAAAGTTGCTTAAAGGTGATTTTGAGCTCAGCGCAGAGGTGACAAGATGAGCCCAATAACAGTAACCCAGAGTAACAGGCAAATTGCCGTAAGCACTGGCGGTCTGTCGTCTCCGCACGGGACCTATACCCACACTCAGGCCTCGGCTTCGGCAACCTGGACCATAGTCCACAACCTGAACTGCAAGCCCTCGGTAACCATTGTAGATAGTGGCGGGAACGTGCAGATCGGAGAGGTATTGTATGACTCCGATAATCAGATTACCCTAGCCTTTGCCGCGGCTTTTAGCGGCTTTGCATACCTGAACTGAGGAGATACCCGTGAAGGTCCTGACGAGTCTAACGCTTAGCAGCTTCCTAGACCTACAGAAGAATGAGCTTCGCAATGCAGCCATTCAGGTTCTTGCCACCCCGCCGTCTTCGCCTGTCACGGGCCAGATCTATTACAACTCAGACTCCAATGACGGCCCAATTGGCCTCATGGTCTACAACGGCGCCCTTTGGGAGTCAGTTGGATCTATTGATAGCCTTTCGGGAACAGCGCCAATCAGCGTCAGCGTTTCTGGTGGCGTTGCAACAATCAGCATCTCGGCGGCAGACGGCACGAACCCAGGTTCAATGTCCGCTGCGCACTACACGTTGGTCAATAACGCCACTGATGCAAACACCGCAAGCACAATCGTCAAGCGCGATGCATCGGGAAACTTCACCGCTGGGACAGTTAGCGCAACAAGCGTAAGCATTTCCGGTGCAGTTACCAACGCAAACGACGCAGCAACTAAGGCATACGTTGACAGCGTTGCCACTGGGCTAGATGTCAAGGCATCTGTTCGTGTTGCGACCACCGCCAACGTTGACCTATCTGAAGCACTTGAGAATGGCGATGTAGTTGACGGAGTAACTCTCGCCACTGGCAATCGAGTGCTCGTTAAGAATCAGTCAACGGGCAGCCAGAACGGTATCTACGTTGTTCAGGCTTCAGGCGCAGCAGTCCGGGCAACCGACGCAGATGCTGACGCAGAGGTAACCCCAGGGCTCTTTACCTTCGTTGAAGAGGGAACAGCAAACGGAAACACGGGTTGGGTTCTTACAACTGACAGCCCAATTACTGTTGGCTCCACCGCACTGGCATTTTCGCAGTTCTCTGACTCCGCCGCACTAACGGCTGGCTCAGGACTTACCCTTGCGGGAGGTGACCTTTCGGTCAACGTTGACGACTCAACCATTGAGATTTCTTCTGACATCCTTCGTGTTAAGGATGCGGGGATCACCTCTGCGAAGCTGGCAACCAGCGCTGTTGATGTCTCAACTTCAACAGTAACTGGAACCCTTCCAGTAGCCAAGGGTGGTACTGGCGCCACAACTGCAGCAGACAACGCAGTATTCGCTGGTCCTGCAACTGGTGGGCCTTCTGCCCCTTCATTCCGATCACTTGTTGCTTCAGACATTCCAAACCACGGCACTGATAAGCTCACGAGCGGCACGCTTGGCGTTGCCCGCGGTGGTACTGGTGTTGCAACATTCACCGCTGGTATCGTTAAGTCAACTGGCGGTACTGATGCGCTGACAACCGCAAGCACGATTGCCCTTGGAAGCGAAGTTTCTGGCACGCTTCCAGTCGCAAACGGCGGTACTGGCGCAAGCACCCTGACATCTGGTGGCGTACTGCTCGGCAACGGGACAAGCGCTGTCGGTGCAACCCTAGCAGGAACTGCTGATCAGGTTCTTCGGGTTCCTGGAGCCGGTGGCGCCCCAGCATTTGGCGCAATCAACCTTGCGCAGAGCGCTGCGGTTACGGGCGCACTTGCCATCGCCAACGGTGGTACTGGT